AAAAGATTCCATCCGGTGGACATGCCAATAAAGGCATTTCCAAATCAATATAGCCACCAGGATCTAGCTGAACTTGGCTGCATATGCAGCTCAAGGATCAACTGGAGCCTTTGGTGGAACTATATATTGACCACTTAAAATGTCAGTAATCTGGTTGATCGTAGCTACATAACTATTTGTTAATAGTTGCGCTATTCCAGATGTACTACTTGTTGACTCAAGGAATGATGATCCATACATTGGATCTTCATATCTTTTAAAGGCAGCAAGTGCTTCAGTCATTAAGGTATTAATATTACTAATCCGTTTAGATTTATTTCTAAACTCATTAACGATATTATCTACCTTAAGGAATGAAATGTTATTGATTATGTTGAAAAGATTTTCTTCACAATTAATTTCTTCTATTGAGTGTACAAGATGATTTCTTATACCTCAAAGAATTGGTTCATTCCTTACTAGATTAAGATCCTCAATGTTTTTAGATAGATAGAAATTCTCTATCTTCTTAAACATTTGGATCGCATCTAGGTTTGACTGATACGACATTTTCACAAGTCCTTGTGAGACCAAATCTTTAAATAGATTATCGATTTGGCTTTCATTAGGCATTGTACATGGATGATCTCCAACCTTAGTTAAGAAATTTCTTAATTCAGTCTTGGTAGATAAGCCATGCGAGTACCTAAGTGAAAAGTTTGTTAATGATAATTGATCAATGACCTTATTTTTAGTTAAATAACGGTTATTAATCTTTATTTTATCATAACAAGCTCCCACAAAGTTTAGTAGATTTCCTCTAACTGGTATTCTTTGATTGTAATTAAATAGCTCACTGAATAATTCAATGGGTTTATTAACACAATCCAAGATACCTTTTAAAGGAATTCCACTAACTTCATTACCTTGATGTATTCATCTCTTAGCAAATTCATATGTATCTTTTGATACATGTGTCTTTGATTCTGAGATGTCTACCCCTAACTTATTAAGGATTTTAATGTATCTTTTAGCTACATTATCATTCTTAATAACAATGTCATCACCTAGGATTATATAATCCGAGAAGGCCTTAAAACCTTCTAGTCTTGCTGATCAAGCAACGACTAAGTGGTGGCATAGGGTAAATGCAGCTCAAGAACTGTATGCACCCATTGGTTGACCAACAGAATATCTGTAGGCCTTGCCTTTGAATTTATAGTCTCTATTTGTTAATAGTTGTTTTCAACTATTAGCAATTAAGGGACTATCATACATTTCTCTGATAAGCTTTTCCTGTAATTTTACAGGGAATCTATCA